CCATCAAAATCAGCATTGTATGGTTTGGTGTCGGCTACATTCATGCGAAAGGTATCACCCTTGAACATGATAACTGCTATATGACACATCATACTCATTCTATGAAGGGTCGGTTGTCTGTTAAACAGAATACCATCTCCGTCCATCATATGACGGTGAACAATGTCCCCATATTCAAGCTGAATATTTTCCCTATCCGCATATCGTAGGGTAATTTGTTCACCGTTTTTCTTTTCCAATATTTTAGCACCAGGATATTCATCTGGTCCATTCTTTACCAATTTTAGTAGAAAGTTCTTGTTCATAGCATTAACAGTAACCGGTTTGGTAATATTCTTGGCTACTTTGAGAGGAATACCAAGCTCACGAATAGACAAGTTAGGATCTGGTGTAATGACTGAACGAGCTGAAAAGTCAACACGCTTTCCCATTAGATTTCCTCTAACACGACCACCCTTTCCATTCAAACGTTCCTTGATTGATTTTAAGGGACGACCTGAACGCTGTGCTACAGAGGCTACACCTGGAATTTTATTATCCACTTGTGTAGCTATGTAATACTGAAGAACTGTATGCCAATCATCAATAATATTTGAATTGGCACTATCCTGAATTTTCTCTTGAAGCGTTTTATTTGCCTTGATAATATTCACCAAAATATGACTGATATCGTCTTCACTTCTCTGCTGACCATCCATCTTAATAGACGGACGAACTGCTGGAGGTGGAACAGCCAATACTTGACATATCATCCAATCAGGTCTTGAAAATACTGGACTAAAACCCATAAAGTTTACATCGTCGTCTGAAATTCTACGGAATATTTTTAATACTATTTCTGGGGTTAATTTCATATTTAATTTATCTTTGTCATCTTCATTTAATCCATCAATATTATCCCACTCGGCAAATAATGTAGCTAAACCTTCCTTTTTTATTCTCTTTGGTTGTAAACATCCACATCCGTCTGCGCTATCTTCTCCGCAACGAGTTACTACACTAGCTAGCTTGAATACATAATTCCATCTCTCATCTCCATTTAACTTCAAAGCCTGTTTATATGTATCTTTACTAATCTTTAACTTGCTACATTTAATACACACACATCTTAAAATCTTCATAACAGTTGTCAAATATTGAATATAAAATACTGGTCTAGCTAGTTCAATATGCCCAAAATACCCAGGTGTCTCCATATAATCAAGACCATCCGTAGGACAAATTAAACCAGGTTCCAATACACCCATTCGCGGATCAAATAATCCACCAATTACTGGCTTGTTATTAATATATGTATCTCTAGATGTAATTTCTGCTACTGAACCTTTGCGGATTTCATCTGGACTTAATATACTAAACTGAATACCAATGATTTTAGAATTCATCTTTCTGGGAATAGTTTCGTTGAATTTATTCGCCATACTTCCTTATAATATAATATAATATTTAACTTGTTTTAAATTATCAATTTTTTATTTTTATTGACTAATTAAATCATAACTATTGGGAAAAATTGAACTTAAATATTATATATATAATATTTATAACTAAACGTAACCATGCCTATTTCAAAGGAGACCAAGAATACTAAATTAAATAAAAAGGTCTATAATACTCGATCGAGTAGCATAGACAAACAATTAAAAAAAAATTCGGATAGTGATAGTAGCGAAGATGAGGATGAGGTAAGTACACATAGTGATAGTGATAATGAGAATGATGGAGACGACGGTGATATGGATGTTCATGAATATAGAAAATTTCTACAAAAAATCTTTCCGTCCAAGGATTTACAAAATAAAATCACAAGTGGTGAAAAATTAAAGAAACTAACAAATAAGTCTCGTAAAAATAAAGATAATACTGCCGTTGAAAATGCTGCCACTACTGGAGAGCAACTGGACAACAAGAAGGACAAACAAGACAAGAAGGACAAACAAGAGAAACAAGAAGATGTAGTATTATTGAAAGATAAACATACTAAATCAAAGAAGGTAACAAATAAAAAGAAAATGACAAAACAAAATAAAAAGAAGCAGGTTGTAGAGGAAACCATTGAACTTGAAGAAGATAGTAGTGAATATGAAACATTAGACGAAGAAGATAGTGAAGACGATGATGAAGATGATGATGAAGATGATGATGAAGAGAATGATATCAAGATTAGTAGGAGAGGGAAAAAAGGATTTAATATCATATTTACAATTGGCGATCCTATGCGTAATGATGATGAAGACGAGGATGATTCTGAATACGAGGGTGAGGATGAGGATGAAGATGAGGATGAAGATGAAGATGAGGACGAGGACGAGGATGAGGATGAGGATGAAGATGAAGACGATGATGATGAAGAGGAGGGTAAGCATAATAAGAACTTTGAGCAACATATTGCTAAGCAGCAAGATACATTGAACGAAATTAGAAAAACGTTTGAAGGCATCTTAGAAAAGGATAAAAATAATAAAATTGCGATTAACGGTCTAAAGGATTTAGATGTCAAGTCGGAGAAGCTAAAGAAGCGTCTGAATAAAAATCTCAAGACGCAGAGAACAGCGAATACCAAATCATTTAAAAATCTGGTTAATAAGAAAAGCCTACTGAATGATTTCAAGTTCTTTAAGGATAAATTAACTATTGAAGAACAGCAAAAGGTTATTCAGGAAGTAGAAGCAATTAACAAAATTAACATCGTACAAAAACCATATAGGCTAACCTTGTTGGAGGCAGATATTCCAGTTCATTTAAAATCTATCGCTCTTAACAAGATTTCATCTTTACGAAATATGGATCCTGGAAATGGCGAATATTACAAGATTAAGAATTGGGTAGATACTTTTATGCAACTTCCGTTTAATCGTTATAAGACTCTGCCGTTAACTATTGAAAATGGAATTGACGCATGTCATGAATACATGTCACAATCAAAGGACATTTTAGATAAAGCTGTATATGGTTTAAATGATGCCAAACTTCAAATCATGCAAATGGTTGGTCAGTGGATTAGTAATCCCACTTCGGTTGGCACAGCAATTGCTATCAAAGGCCCGATGGGAACCGGTAAAACAACTCTTGTAAAGGAAGGTATTAGCAAAATTCTTAATCGTGATTTTGCTTTCATTGCTCTAGGGGGTGCTACGGATAGTAGTTTCCTTGAAGGTCATGGATATACATATGAAGGTAGCACGTGGGGTAAAATTGTTGATATTTTGGTAAAGACCAAGTCCATGAACCCTGTCATTTACTTTGATGAGTTGGACAAGATTAGTGATACTCCCAAGGGTGAAGAGATTGCTGGTATTTTAACACATCTCACTGATACTAGTCAAAACAGTCAGTTCCATGATAAGTATTTCTCGGAAATCGATTTCGACTTGAGCAAGTGCTTGTTTATATTTAGTTATAATGATGAATCTAAGGTAAACCCGATTCTACTAGATAGGATGTATAAGATTCAAACACAAGGATATGAAAAGAAGGATAAGCGTGTTATTTCAAAGGATTATCTTATTCCTACCATCATGAAACAAGTAAACTTTAAAGAGGATGATATTATTATCCCTGACGACACGATTGATTATATTGTAGAAAACTATACTGAAAACGAAAAGGGTGTTCGTAATCTCAAGAGAAGTCTAGAGATTATCTATACTAAGTTAAATCTATATCGGTTAATGAAACCCGACTCTAGACTGTTTGAAGAAGAAATGACATTAAAGGTAACCTTTCCATATACAGTCACTACTGAAATAGTAAAAAAAATTATTAAAAAGGATGACAAAATGACAAACTCATTATATGGACTATATGTCTAATGTAACGTGATATGTGAGTTTGTAAAATATATAATAAAAAATATATAAATATTTTTTATTATTATCATTATAGAATAGTAATGACTTGTAGAAACCTACTTTTACATAGATTAATTCCGATAGAGCTGTATAATATAAAGAATATTTGTCCAATGGTTTATAAAATAGCCGAAGACACGTTTAGTGCCCCATTACAAAAATATAACATAACTATTGATAATCATGTCATTCTTTCCGATAAACACAACTATAATATTAACAGCTCACCAATGACATTAAATAATTTGTATTTTGTAAATGGGTTCAACAAACACGTGTCTATATTGTCTCACATTGAACAAAAATACAAATATAAACGCATAATATGCGATGAAAATAAAAAGTGTAAACATTGTATTGAATTACGCGAAGTTATGCACGAACTTACTCTCGTAGTTTAGTTTAGTTTAGTCAAGGTAGCTGTAGCACATTTGATTTTTCTAGTATTCGGCGGGCGCAATTGAACGATTTCCTCCTCGTTGGTTAATATAATTTACTTGCTCTTGTGTAATACAAGCACATCCAGTACTGGAAGAGTAGGTAGAAGGACAACATTCAGGTTTAAACTCGTTATTAGCAAACATGAACATTTCACCTTCAGGTAAAGGAACAGGTGTTCCCTTATATTGAGACCACTTTGATTGTGTAGAACTATATCCCATATCATGAGAATAGGTATTTGCTTTATTTGTCCAACTATTCACTACATCTTCGCCCATTGTCCAGTTTACTGCGGCACCCATTACTTCCATACCTTCCGTTAAACCTATACGACTACATGAACAAAATAAGTGTGAACCTAATACAAAACCTATAACTAAACAAAGTATTATTAACTCTACACGGCATGAATGACCAAACATCTTTAGTTCCATCTTATATATATTTTGTATATAAAAAATTAAACCTCTAAAATATTGTGTAAATTACAAACCCGTTAAATAATTTAGTTTAGTATATCCTTTTCTAAATACTTATCGATACAATAATTATAATCGTGAAATTTAATTCCATTTACATGGAAGGTTCTTTTGTCAGTTATTAGATGATATACATAGTTTACTTTTATTCTTTCCCCATATACATCTAAAGTACTTATCACTCCTAAATCAGGGTCACATGTTTGTAAATTAGGCCCACCTTCTATTATATTTTGTTCATCTATTATAAATTGTTTTGTTTCTAAATCGTCCGCTTTGATTTTTACAATACCAGATACTCTTTCACCAAATCTTAATATATCATTTACTTCTATGTTGTTTATATTCATATTATGCCCGTCTTGTAATTCTACCTTTGTTGTTTCAACAAACCCTCCATCAAAATATCGGTGAACATCGTTTAATTCAAACGAATTCGATGAATATCTACCACATTTCTGTTTCAACATGTTTATCTGTTTATTATCTAGTTCATCCCAATCGCTAAATAGTTCGCCATTAATACTTATCGTTTTTTTACTAGTATTTATACAGTATAAATAGTTACAGTATTTGTCGGTTTTTACACTAAATGGATGTTCTTTTACTTTTATCCAAGTATTACAATACTTCACCATATGTTCTCCAGTGCAATATACATTATTTAAATTATAAATTGTTTCATTTATATTGGCCAGCTTCATTTTAGCGGTTACAACATTATTATTTTGTAGTATCATACCTACGTCAATATCCTTTATTTTTAGTTTATTACCATTTTCTAATGTTAGTAACGTATCATCTATAAAACAACTCGGTATACCAGGTAGCGGGTTTACCCATTTTTTCAATACCATCACTTGAATTATATACACCATGATACCTGGCACCAATACCATAATAAATATTATTAATAGTGGTATGGCAAATGGTATGCCAAAACCAAATGGTATGAAAAATAATATCATCATTATTGATGCTATTACTATTAATATACTTGAAATTATTTGAATAATCGCACCAAAACTAGCTGTCAACGTTTGGTAGATGCCCATTAACATGAATATTCCAGATAACATTATACCTTGAGTTTTATTCATTATATCTTTTATTTTAATTACAATAAACTGAATAGGTATTAAAACATTTAATAATTTTCCCATTATTTCTTGTGATACCGACGATATTGCCGTTCGAATGGATGTCAAAACCTTCCTTATTGACTGTACATCCTCATTTACTCCATCTAGTATTTTTGTAAATGAATTTACTAAATAATAAAATGGCGATAGGAATACTCCGGCTATGTCAGATAAAATAGTTTGGGTGCAGCTTGTGAAATTTTGAGCGGTGAAATCAAAAGCACTCATTTTTTTAGGATCTGGAGGGTTAATCAATCCGGCAAATGGCATTACCGACGGTTTACATCGTTGATTTATCCAGTCTGCTTTTATAGGCTGTATGTTATTATATATGTAGTAATAAGATATTAATATAAAAAATATAATTATTATAATTATTGTACTCCATAATGAACCTCCATATTTTTCAAGAAAACCTACTTTATCATATAATTTATTTATTACATTAAATATATTGTTATCCCCATTCATATATTTAATTTGTATAATAAATAATGTTATTTTAATTTTAATTTTAATTTTACACACTTGAAGATTTATTCCATGGTATTTTATCTGTAAATATCATATACAGATAGAATACAAAAAAGGTTGCCTATTACATATTACCTATTATATGCTTAATTTTGACATAAGTCTTACCATTTGTCCAGGAGGACCATTCCACGATGATTGCATCGTCAATACAGTTCCTTGTAGTATATACATCATAGTTGCCATTATTCCAACAATTTTACCCATCATATCTTTCAATTTTATCAATATGAATTGAAACTGTGTCAATATATTCATAAAGACACCAAAAATACTTTGTACTACCGCCGTTATCATATTTCTAAATACATTAATAAAAGACCGTATATCTTGAACTGCTTCCATTAATCCACCGATGGTTTTGTTTACTACCGTCATCAAATAGCTAATTGGTTGTAATAAATAGCCCATGAAATCTGATTGTGTGTTTTGGATACAATGGGTAAAATTTGACATTACATCGTGTCCAAATGTTCCAGCAAATGGCATGATTGATGGATTACATCTATATTCGGGCCAATTGTCCTTTATTTTTTTAATCCCAACTGCGAATATATTATAAAAATACATTGCTATAAATACTAAAATTATAAATATAGATAAAGTAATATCGCTGGTTCTCATATTACTTTATATTGTTATTTTTATTTTTACTTTATACAACTTTTTATTTTCTGGATTTTCTGGATTTCTTGGATTTCTTGGATTTCTTGGATTTTCTGGATTTTCTGGCCTTACTGGATTTTCTGGACTTACTGGATTTTCTGGATTTTCTGGACTTCTTACCACCGCTTAAGCACCCCCAAGTTTGACCATTTAATATCAAACCACCACTTCCACAAGTCCCTCCTTTTTGTCTTTTTTTTCCTCCAGATTGAGGATTACACTGAGGCCCTTGACAAACAGCACTTGTTGAGGCATCACCTATACATTTATCGCATATACTGTTTGCCGAACCTTGTGTTAATGATGTATTGGCACTCATGCTAGAAGCATTAGGATTTTGACTACCTGAACTAACCTGGGGTCCAGGTGTATTAAACGTAGGAACGATTTGAGCTCCACCACGATAATTTCGTCTTCGTCTTTTTCCACCTGATTTATTCATAGCAGATTGTTTTGCGACTTGTTCTTGTCTATACATTATTGCTGATTGACCAGGGGATGACGCACCCGGATAAAGTGGGGCACTTTCAACCGGTATCACACCGGTATTATTTGTTGAATTAGATGTAGCCATCTACAGTTGTTATATAATTAACGTAGAAAAAGTTTAAAACGAATACTTTAATTATATACATAAATAACAATGAACGATTCGGAAAGATTAAATCTACAAAAGATGATTCAGGCGAACGAAACTGAAAATACTACTCCTTTAATACGTCAATTAAAACACAGTAAAAACATCCTAGAAGATGTCGAAATGCTATTAAAGATCAAGAGAGAAAATGCTGCTATGGCTAAATCTTCACCTGAACAGTTTGATACTTTGTGTGTTAGTAATTGTCACTTCTTGTTCAATAATTATACTGACATTTTCAACAAAGTAAAAAAGGATGAAATTGATTTAAATATTTTGTTGCGATTACTAAACGTCTTACATTCCATTGAAGAGGGTGCGGTAGATCAGCATGAAGGTTCGTTTGAGGTTGGTAAGTTATTAAAACAGATTTATATTGACAGTGCTTTGAGAAAGGCTGACAAATTAAACGAGGACACGAACTCTGAAACTGAGGTCAAACCAGTTGAAAATATATCTTGGCGTGATTTTAAGGACAAATCACCTAATGAAAAACAAGAATGACTGTAAATATCATACACACTTATTGCTTTACAAATTGGTTGGCAAAATGGTATAAAAATATGTAAACTGGTGCAAAAAGATACAAATTGATACAAAAAGATACAAATTGATACAAAAAGATATAAACCTTTTTTGTATCAATATACAATGTCGTATATATTATTAATTGTCGAATCTCCTGCTAAATGTCAAAAAATAGAGGCTTATCTGGGGTCCGGATATAAGTGTATTGCTAGCTATGGTCATATACAAGAATTACCTGGTATTAAGAATATAGATATTGAAGATGATTTTAAACCCAAGTTTCAACATATGGAATCCAAGGCACATCAAATCACAAAGATGCGGTCAATGATTAAAAACGCAAAGGATGTGTTATTGGCCTCTGATGATGACAGAGAGGGTGAAGCTATTGGTTGGCATATTTGTCAGGTATTTAATTTACCTCTCACAACTAAACGTATTATTTTCCACGAAATTACCAAAGATGCCATTACTAGAGCTGTTCAAAATCCATCTCGATTGAATATGGATGTTATATTTGCCCAACAAGCAAGACAGATATTGGATGTTCTTGTTGGATACAAGATTAGTCCTTTACTTTGGAAACATATTTCACGCAACACAAAATCTGGCCTTTCAGCGGGTAGATGTCAAACACCTGCTTTGCGGTTGGTATATGATAATCAAAAAGAGATTGATGTGTCCCCTGGTAAAAAAGTATACAATACTACGGGATATTTCAGTCAAATGAACCTGGGATTTTCACTTAGTCATAATTTTGAAATCATCAGCTTTAATACTACTACGAATACGATGGAGCAATTTTTGGAAGAATCGGTGGAATATAGACACATATATTCTTGTTCAAAACCCCGACAAACCACCAAAAATCCGCCTTCACCGTTTACAACTAGTTCTTTACAACAAAAAGCATCAAGTGAATTAAATATTTCACCCAAAGATACAATGTCCATTTGTCAAAAATTATATGAAGCCGGTCTCATTACATACATGAGAACAGATAGCACTACTTATAGCTCAGAATTTATTGAAAAGGCCAGTGATTTTATTAAAGAAAAATATGGAGACGCGTATTTACACGATGAAGTAGGTAGATTAAGTGAACGTAAAGTAGAAAAACCAACAAAAACGAGTAAAACGAGTGGTAAGGGAACTGGTAATGGAACTGGTAAGGGAACTGGTAAGGCAAAAGGCAAAGATAACGAAGGTGATAATAATGCTCAAGAAGCACATGAAGCAATCCGTCCAACAGACGTGACTTGTGAGTCTATATCTGACGCGTTTTCTTCTAAAGAACGACGCATGTATAATTTAATTTGGTCGGTAACTGTAGAGAGTTGTATGAGTCCAGCATTATATCAATCTATTAGTGCCTCCATCAGTGCTCCTATGGAAAAGGAGTATAAATATAGCACTGAACTAGTCGAATTTTCCGGGTGGAAAATGGTGAGAGGATATGACAAAGAAAATCCCGAATTTCAATTTCTACAAACCATTAAAAATAAAGCAGTTGTTAATTATAATAAAATTACTGCCAAGGTAAGTGTCAAAGATTTAAAATCACATTATACGGAAGCCAAACTAGTTCAGCTGTTAGAAGAAAGAGGCATCGGTAGACCATCTACATTTTCCAGTTTAATTGATAAGATACAAGAAAGAGGATATGTTAAAAAGGAGGACGTCAAGGGGAAAAAAATAAAATGTGTTGATTATGAATTAGTTGGCGATGAAATGGCAGAAATCGAAGACGAGAGAGAATTTGGAAATGAAAAAAACAAATTAGTTATACAACCGGTTGGTGTTTTAGTATTGGAATTTCTCGTTCAACACTTTGATAAGTTATTTGACTATGAATATACGAAGAATATGGAAGCTCTATTAGATAGTGTCGCAAAAGGTAGCACTATTTGGCATAATATATGTAGAGACTGTTTGGCTGATATTAATGAATGCTCTAAGGAATTAGGCGATGATGATAAACAAGTCATTCAAATTGACGATAACCATACATATATGATTGGCAAGTATGGTCCAGTTATTAAATGCGGTTCTGGTGACAACTCGACATTCTTGAATGTTAAAAAGGATATTGATATTGACAAGTTAAAAAACAATCAATATAAATTAGAAGATATTGTTGAAACGAAACCAACTGATAAAATTGTCGGTAAATATAAAGGGGATAATGTATTTATTAAAAAGGGGAAATTTGGTAATTATATTACTTGGGGGGACAACAAAAAGACATTAAATGGATTAAAAAAGGACTTGAGTGAACTTACTATGGATGATTTGATTCCACTTATTGAGAATACAGCATCTTTGAATACAGCTATGGTAAGAATTGTCAATAGCGATATCAGTATTCGTAATGGTAAGTTCGGTCATTATATATTTTATAAAACGACGAGTATGAGTAAACCAAAATTTATTAAATTGGCGGGATTTAAAGGCAATTATAACATATGCCCTATTGAAGAAATAGAGAGATTTGTAAAAAATGCCAAATAGTACATGTTGAATAACTATAATCTTCAAATCTATAATCTATAATCTATACTCCTCTGGAACACGGACAACATAATCGCGTGCAATCTCATCTTTTAACTGATTAAATGCTATCGTGAAATTAAAATTATTGTCCTTGAAATCTACTAATCGACCGTCATGATATCGAAATTTAAATTTCGCCTTTTTTATCTTGTCAATCGGAGGATGATATTGAGATACGTTTTGTAAAAACCCGTTTCTTGAATCGAATATTTGACTGGTTTGACCACCTACCGTCACTGGTATTTTAGCAAATGCTGAATTTACACGACCATTATAATCATTATTATATAGGTTATTTGTTCTTTCCACATATGGTTTAATCTCATCAATCGTATTATATTTATCAAATTCCATATAAACCGCGCTATCACCAAACATGGATATTGTATTTGGTGATGAAATGTAATAAGCATATGGCGTTTGAGCGGGTGGTAAATAAGTTGTATCAGGACTTAACCATATATTACTGGCATCATAATTAAATAGGACATTTCCACTGGTTTCTATAGCGGTATACTCTGCTTTTTGAAAACCTAAATAAGATGGTAAACCCCATTTATTATATTGTTCCCATACATTTGGTGATTGATTGTCGCCTATTATCGCACTACATGGCACATTATACTCTATCTTAGTTTGAAATGGCAATACAAACCCATCAAACGTGTTTCCAAAATACATTACTTGGCTTACTTTGTCATATCTTACTTTAAAGTTTGTGTATGTTGCTCCTGCTATTCCAGAATCTATTACTAAAAAATCCACAATGGCCTGATTCATCAAATTTTGTAATTCATTCGCCATTTCATCTGGAGTGTAATATCCCTCTTGTATGGTAATCGTATATGGATTATTAATATTTGTAGCTAAAGCGGTGTATATAGCTGCTTCTGTTGATACAGTTGGTCTTAAATAAAATATTATTTTTGTATTTTGTTGATTATTACTAAATACATACTGATTTGTTGGTAACTGAATTTCAACCAATCTCATTGACTGAACATTTGACAATGTTTCTGGTAATTCGACTTCGAAATGATTTGAGTTGGGCCATTTATTTATATCTCTATCTTCACTGTGAATTGTTACTAATTTACGGTCTAATACATATGTATTTTGTCTTCTTATTAATTGATGCTCATTATTTACATTGAATTGAGGATATCTGCTCATGTATATGATTTAATGAGAAATAATTTGGATAGTTTACACATATTTCCGCAATTCCACAATTCCGCAATTCCACAATTCCACAATTCCACAATTCCACAATTCCACTATTCCGTAAATAAAAATAGCATACTATTCTATATGAAATATATAAATAATAAAAGTAATAATAAAATACAAAGAGGGGGGCAAGATACAATAGGCGATACATTATCATCTAGTAATACAGGGAGTTCTGCTATATCAACCCCAAGTAAAGAACTACCTGGACCTATAAAACGTCTTCCATATGATGTGAAAATTTTTTCATTTTTGTGTATTATGGGTATTTTAGTTAAAATTATTTTTGGTAATGCTTCAAGTGACTATGCCACGGCAACTGTTTGGGGGTATGGATTTAGTATTTTAGCATTATTTGGTTTATTGGTTGGCTCATTTGGAATATCATACAAAGACGGAACAGCTTCGACTGGAACGATTGGCTTTCTAAAGGTAATTTTTAAAAACGCTTTACCTATTTTATTAAATATTAGTATTATTGCTCTCATTATAGTCCAGAATGTGTCATTTTATAAACAAATCAACAGCGGAAAAGTTGCCGACGAGTATTATCAGTTTTCAGGAGTATCCTCCTTTTTAATACTTGTTCAATCTGTTTTAGTAATCAAATATTTAATGGATATTTTAGCAGGTGAACAAAGCAAAAGCGCGGATAAAAGTAGCATATTGGCCAGTTTAGCAAGTGAACTTAATAGTGTTATTTTAATTCTCTCTGTTATGAATATTGGTATTATTGGTCTTCTTCAGGTCATTTTAAAATATTTCTCAACTGATGGATAGTGCGATAACACAACACAGTTTATCATTTCATAATTATACTCAATACAATATGTACTGAATATAATTTTTATTGAATATAATTTTTATTGAATATAATTTGTATTGATATTATACATTTGTAATTATGTACATAATAATTTATATGTTATACCGTATTCAGTATCACTTTCCCATATACCAGATATTTTTAATGTAAATGAATTACTAATATTTAGTATGTCATCCTCCTTATTGGGATATAGTTTTATTACGCCGGATGATAGTGTTTCATATAATAGTTTTTTTTGTTTTTTTGTGCTGTTATATTTATTTAATATTTCTGTTTCAATTACATATATTCTATTCAACATGGTTGTGTTGATGTTATTGTCATAAGTTATTTTTATTTTTTTAAAATATAATTCTTTCGTTATATTTTTTAGTGATACAAGTATAAATAACCCTGCTGTCATAATGTTATTGTTAGAATATATTATTTTGATAAACAGGCTATTCTCTATTATTACATTTTGTATTGCTTCTCCATAATATATATTCGCTATGTTATATTGTTCTTCTCTTAATACTACGTTCATTTATGATAGTATAATGTGTATGGTTATCTTTATTCCAGTTTATTTATATATAAATTTACGATAATATATAAAGATGTGTCTGCTATATTAGTTATACTATACTATAACATATGAAATTTTTAGATACCCATTTTGATAATTATATTCAATCATCCAATTCAGTATCATTACATCCATCATTAAAAAATAAATATGATACTTTCCCTACTAATATTAGCGATTTAAAGAATATTATTTTGTATGGACCCTCCGGGGTTGGAAAATACACACAATTATTAGATATCATTAAACGCTATAGTCCAAGTGAATTGAAATACGAAAAGAAATTAACTGTCATATACAACAAGATTAATTATTACTTCAAAATAAGTGATATCCACTTTGAAATAGACATGTCGTTACTTGGATGTAATTCAAAGTTATTGTGGAATGATATATATATAAACATTATTGACGTATTGTCTGCTCGCACCAATAAAAATGGCATTATTGTTTGTAAAAATTTCCATAGAATACATTCCGAATTGTTAGACTGCTTTTACAGTTATATTCAACATAACAATACAAATACAAATATTAATTTGATATATATTATTGTCACTGAATCCGTTTCATTCATACCAGATAACATTCTTAATAATTTTCATACCATTTCGGTTCCTAGACCACTGAAAACCAATTATAACAAGGTGCTTCCAGAAAGGTTATCTGTTAATTACGACCTTAGTAGCATTCATAATATTAAAAATCTTATTACCAATACAGCATCTTTTGATATTAATATTAAAAGTTATGTTGAAAAACTGTATAATTTAATCAATAATCCCAAGGAACTAAATTTTATTCAATTTAGAGACACGATATATGATATATTTATATATGATATGGAAATTGGGCACGTTATTTTATTACTATTGAAACATATAAATGATAAACAAAATCTCTCTTTGGACACTATCTCTACAATATATATAGAGACGTATTCGTTTTTACAGTACTATAATAATAATTATAGACCTATTTACCATTTAGAGAAATACCTGTATAGTTTAATAAATAAAATACATGGATTTTGATAGCGCTTGTTTAAATTTACAAATTAACAGCCCGTTTTCAGTGGTCGAACTAAAAAAACAATATAGACTTATGGCACTTAAATATCATCCTGATAAACATGTTCCGGATATTGATCATTTGTATGAGAATAAATTTAAGGATATTCAGTCATCATATGAGTTTTTAAATACTTTCATTGAAAAGAATGGAAATACACCAGACAATTCTAGTGGTGATTATAATTCTTTATTTACTGATTTTCTCTCTACAGTCTTTACACATAATCAATCTGATATACAAAAGATTATACAAACTATTATGATTGATTGCCATAATTTATCGGTCAAGTTGTTTGAAAATATGGATAAGGAACGAGCTATACAAATATTTGAATTTATCAATACGTATCAGCATGTTCTTTACATCGATAGTAAAACAGTTGAAAAAATCAAAAATATTATCAATGAAAAGGTCGAAAACGATAATATTGTTATATTAAATCCTACTTTGGACGATTTATTAAACGACAATATTTATATGTTAGATTTTGAAGGAGAAAAATACTATGTTCCTCTTTGGCACGATGAAATTTACTACAAACATAAAAATAATGATTTAGTCGTCAAGTGTATTCCAGATATTCCTGAAAACATTTCTCTCGACAATAACAATAATATCATTGTTAATATTTACGACATTATCAATAACGTTATTAATTTAGAATATATACAATGTCACATCGGGACCAAATGTTTTCATATTCCGGTTCGTGAACTTAAAATTAGTAGACTACAACGTTATGTTATTAAACATCAGGGTGTTTCTCTCATTCATTCTAGTAACGTATATGATAATACACAAAAGTCCAACATCATATTTAATATTAATTTAACTTGAACAGTAATTGTTTCAGACTTATTATACCATCAGGATGTGCGGATTTAAATCTTCAAGAGTGTAAAATGGAACAATGAATATACAACCAAAATATAACCAAACACAATACACATTGGATAAATATATTATTACAATGTATAGAGATGGGTTATATGGTTTCAAAAAATGCGAGAAAGAGTAAATCAAAGAAATCTACTCGTAAATATACGCAACGAGGAGGCACGTATAATGAATTAAAAAAAGCAATTATAGATGGAAACGTTGATTTAGAACAAATTAACAATATGTTAACCGAATCGAACCTTACAACAGATGAAATATATATGGCACTTATGCTTGCGATTATGAAAAATAATGTAGAACTTGTAAAAATATTATTACAAAAATATGATATTGATTTAGAGAGACCCAACAATGATGGATATCGTCCATTGCCGTTTGCGATGGAGGAAGGACACGCAGAAATAGTAATATTGTTATTACAAAAAGGGGCAAATGCCGACGATTTAAACTTTGATAAATTTGATTTTTCAAATACTAATTTGCATTATATAAAAGTTCGTAATAGTTCCTTTAAAGACGCGATTTTTGTAAATACTAATCTAACCAACGCTACCTTGGCTGAATGCAACTTTACACAAGCACGTATGGAAAATACGAACCTAATCAAGGCAAAGATGCATGAATGTTATTTTACAGAAGCACGCATGGAGAACACGAAACTAACCAATGCGGACGTAATTGAATGTGTATTTAATAACGCTACTATTAGTAACACAGATTTTAGCGAGGCAGACCTGATTGATTGTGTTTTCAATGACGCTACTATTAGTAACACAGATTTTAGCGAGGTACACCTGGTTGATTGTTTTTTCAATGACGCTACTATTAGTAACACAGATTTTAGCGAGGCGACTCTAATACGTGTTAATCTGGAAGGGGCAACCATCACTGAATCTAATTTTACTCATACGGATTTAACTCTTGATGATTTTAATGGTGCGACATTAAATAACAATGATTTGTCAAATATGGCTATAGTAGAAGCCGTACCTGATACTGACGATGAAACTGACGATGAAACTGCTCTCCTCCGTGAACAACTGCTTACAACGAATGTTGTTACCTTACAGAAATCAGACATAAATCCTTTTATAAAGTCTGATTTAAAAGGATTCGACTTGATTGAAGGGATAGACGTCGATTTGTGTTATTATATTGAATCTGACCCAAAGAACGTTTTATTCATATACGAAGGACAGACTGCGTTAATTGATAAAGAACAATTAAGAAATATGGTAAATGATTACGACGATCAAATCGTATTTCAATGTGAAAATATTGATACTGCCTTTACACCTAGACAGGAGAATATTATTGAGGGCCCACACTTAAATATGAGAAGTATTGGAATATACGGCGTAATGATACCATTAGACCAATTATCGGAAGTTATCGTTAGAGATAAACAGATTTTTGTTATACAAACTGATTCTAAAAGTAAATCGCAACAAATACCCATCGCATCATTAAGTACCATACTTGGCGGCAATGTAGTTAGTGCAGACCATTGTCAAGCAGCGGTTTCTATCGCAATCGGCAATATATCATATGTTGATAATGAAACTTTACAAAAACAATGTGTAAAGCAGGTACAAAGAACGATCCCAGAAATAACACGAACAATACGTAAGCAAAGTGGGTATAACAATGTAGACCCGGCTATATCGAGAAATATAGGTTCATTCCTAGGAGGAAGAAAAACCAAGAAATCCAAGAAATCCAAGAAATCCAGAAAATCCAAGAAAACTAAGAAAACTAAGAAAACCAAAAAGTAAATCCATACATAACCTACATAATATATAATTTAATTATTATTGACTGAATATTCTATATTCTATATTTTCTCTCTACGTATGTCTTTCATTTCTATACTGGTTAGAATTTATTTTAGTCACATCTTGTTTTGTATTCTTATATTAAATATGAACGACATCACGGTGTATAGAGAGAAAATACCCGTGATATCACAAATATATATTACACCTAATTGAATTATTTACTCATTTAGTAGTTTGTTACACGTGTTTTATCCCCGTAAATAGATAAATACATATTTTTTACGTAGGTTTCGTCTTTTTTGGGCATTCAAACTTTATGATATTATCTCTCTACATGATGTAGGTTATTTACTATTATATATTCTCAAATGGTTTTCATGTAGGTATCCCCTACATATGTAGGGAGGGTTTTGAAGGTAAAAAAAGTGGTCTGCTTTTGATGAATGTAGCAAATTGACTTTTTTCATGTTTTTCAATTTGATTTTCGATTTTAAAAAATTACACACAGTATTTTTGTGTGTTTTTTTTATT